CGGTTCTTCATTGCATACTGATCATGTGCTTCATGAACAGCATATTTAATGTTATCTTGCTGATACTTCATGTTATCTCTAGCCATCGCTAGTTGCATACCAGCAGCACGACCAGGCAGCTTAGACATCATCTCTGCTGTACGGCCTCTAGTCTCACCAGTACCTGTAGAAGCTGCTAACTCCTGCATCCTGATACTTGCAGATTGTCCTACAAAGTCACGGAATAGTTTCTCGTTAGCCATTGATGAAGACGCATAAGCCTTACCAACAGCATCACGATTGTTATGCATCTGCTCACTGTATTGGCTCTTCTTTGCCAACCATTCCTCATTAGTATTGGCCCACTCATTTGTTTGTTGAGCGTTCCTATACTTGTAATTAATTTTGTTCTGCTTATTCTGAGCAGCGATTTGTGCATTCTGAGCGTCAGCCTGAGCTTGTGCAGAGTTCTGGCCGCCAATGGCACCCATAATTCCTACACCAGCCTGAGCAACGCCTAATGCTGCGGGGGCACACATTTTTGAAACTCAATAAAATGACGGTTGTTTGGTCCATAAGGAAACTCCCCTCCAAACTTGAAACCAAGATGCTTGAGAAGTTTTATATGAACTATGTTCTTTGCATACACTATGTTCCATAACCTAGGCTCAGTCCTAGCGTCTATAAAACGCTTGGCTTCTCTAGCAAAGGTAATTGGAAAGTCATGTATAGCGGGTGTAGTTAACATCCACACTTGTCCGTGGTCTTGTACACCAGCCAAGCCAGCAATCCTGCCGTCTGGTACTGTGAAATACACGTTGTCACCGTGAAGACAAGATAGTGGAATATCTATAATTGGATTTAAACCATGCCCCTCAACTACCTCTTCGTAGTCTTCAGGGCGTAGGTGAGAGGCCACCTCATAGGCAGCCTCCATTGTAATAGGGTGAATAAATTCAGACATACTTGTACCATTTAGCGTTGAAGTCTCCCTCCCATTGCATGGAATACAAGATCCCACCATGTGTATCGCTAATGACCATCTTCATCTCGATCTCATCATTACGCATATAAATAGGTTGCGTAAAGTCTTCTTCGGTCTGACGAGGATAGTCAAAGTCGACATCATGGAATTGCACTAAAGGTTCTCTTGACTTACGTTTAATATGTATTTGATATTCAGCAGGTTTACCTACACTGAACTTAGCTCGGTGTAGTGTTAAGGTAGGATCCCACTTAGAGCGAGACTTATCACCTTCTGCTTTGGTTACATAGATTGTAGGGAAGATAGCAACCATATCAAATGTCTTACCGATTAGTAAGCGATACGGACTATTAGGATCAGTTGGATCTATCTCTTCACCACAGACATCTAACCAGTTACCAGGTAGTACAGCCCACTTCAAATTACAATCTTCTTTATCGTTATAAAGCTGACTGTATCCTGAATAGAGTGGTTTGTATTCCTCTCCACAATTATACTCCTTAATAGCATCATGCTTGTTATACATTTCAAAGTAATAACATTCATTCTTCCTATGGAAGTTACTGTAGATAGGGAAGACAGTATTACCATTCAATTCATAGAAGCAAGCACCAGGTAACATTTGATTCCAATGGCCATCTAAGTAAGCAGCCATCAAATCATCTTCATGCTTCAGTCCAATGACACGTAGTTCAGTAGCACCACCATTATGTACAACATGATAGTAGTTATCATCTAGTGCTACGTGATAACAAATAGGCCAATCAAAGACCCATCTGAACCATGCAGACTGAACACGTTGTCTACCATTGTCGTAGTATTTATAGCCCCAAACCTCTCTAATATGCTCTGACTCATACATAGCCCAACGGTTAGTTGTAGTGCCCTCACAGGTCACCTCAGTGGTGTTCTGTGGAGCTTCTAGCCAAGAGGGTGACCAGAACTTTCCAAGGAATACAGTCATGTTACTCTTTGAATGAGTAAGTAGACCTAGATTGTCAGGTAGTCTTGGTTCAATAGATTTGGATAGCTCTACAACTGTAGGTTCTGTTCCTTCTCTACTAACACCAGACATCTCAAAGAACTTATCATTGAGACCAGCATCAGATATAAACCCAATGTTAGATCCCATCTTGATAGGAGGTACATCAGGATTACAATTGTATGATGACAATGACATCACCTTGGCGCTACCAGGCTTCAACATATCTGCATCAGTAGTGAACAAGAATTGCTCTTCTTTACTAAACAGTACTAAGCCCGATGTAGTCTCAAGGGATTGAGTCAGTGGTGTAGGGAATACTCCTGCAGCTTGGATATCAATAGGGTCATCTTCATTGCTAGCCATTGCAGACTTAGGCCAGAAGTTATAGTAATCACCAGCTACTGAAGCGCAGATATTCTTATCAGCAAGTAAGACGAATCGGTTTCGATACCACGTCATACCTGTGATCTTACGAATAAACCCTTGCTTCTCTCCATCTTTAATAGGAAGGAAGGAAGGTGTAGGTGCTGTATTCTCATCTCCTATTTCTCTCTTCTGCCAGAAGATTGGAGTAACTACAAAGGCACCATCCTGTAAACGTATGATCTCATGTGGCATAGTGCTAGACACAGGACCAACGTTATAGCCTGGTTTAAATGTCTCTTTCCATACTCCTTCTCCATCAGCATCAGTGTTGCCTTCAAACTTCAAATAGAAGTCATCGTTCTCTGAATCAGAGTTAGCAACTAAAGCAACATATCCATGACGGCATTGGTTAGGTAGACGAGTGACAGTATTAACAGGTGAGTACCATTCCCCATTCTTCTTAGTAGACATATGGTTGAACAGCTGCTCTTCTGGTGTTACAAGGTTGAAAGATTTCTCCTCACCCTTACCAGCTTTCCTACGCATGTAGATACCATTACCGATAGCTTTGAACTCAATGTTCATACCATCAAGGAATGCTTTCTTATCATCCTCAGGGCCGTTAACATCATTACTTACACGTTCGTCACCACTACCACCCCACGACACAGAGACTGTATCTGGCTCAGAGAATAAACCTGCGCCTGCTTCTTCATCACCTGCAGAGTCATACTTAAGTGGGATGCCACCAGCTTGTTCTAATGCAAAACATAGTCCATTGATAATATCGTTAGCACTAGCAAATGGAATAGTCTCATCTGCAGAACTCTTATCTGTTTTAACAGAGATATAACCAATATCAGCTTGGATAGTTTGAGTACCTGAACCTCCAATCTTGAAGGTCATCTGTACCCAGTTACCTGACATTGACCACTCACCCCATTGCGGAGACACAGTGTTGTCAGCCTGGTATTCAATGACAAGTACATCACCATCCTTCCAGTTCTTACCACCATTCATCAGTTGTAACCGAGGAGTGTAGTCAGCTTGCCAGTAGTATTCAGTCTGTGCAGGATCATTATTATGATTCCTCCAGACCTTCTGCTGTGTCACACAGACAACTTCAAGACTAATCTTCAGGTCTTCACCATCTGGATTACTACTACTAACTAGTCTGATCTTGCCACCCTCACCAAGCTTACTAGCTGATAGGTCAGCGGTTTGATAACCCATTGCTAGGTCACACACGATACCTACTTCTTCTTCTGGCAAGGTGATGTTGGGATCCCTAGGTAAGAACTTGACATCAGATACACCCTTAGCATATTCCCAAGAGACATTCTCCTCTGCATCATTCTTCATTGGATCATCAAAGGCTAATAGATAGTCTCTTTGATATTGAACCTGACGTAGACTAAGGAATGCTTCGTGGTACTTAGCATCATCCTTGATCTCATCAGCTGTTAGCTTAGGTGTTACCTGATCATTCAGGATGAACACCTTACCATCACCATTGAATACCTTTAGATCATGGTACTCAGAGTATTGTTGTCTGTCTGAATTGATATCAAACAGTGGATTAGGTTTAGCTACTAGGTAGGAAGAACTAGCTGGTGGATAATTTAGCAGCTGTGGTCTTCCTTTCTTCGTAGGATTATCATAAGGTTCAGGTGAATAATATACCTGTTGCTCCTGTCCTTGCATGTTCCATATCTGGATCACAGGTTGGACCAGGTTCCTACCATTACCAATGACACCTATGTATTGATCAGTAGGGTCACGTCCTCTATCAATAGAGAACCACGTACCCTCAGGAGGGGCACCTAGTTCGGCAATCTTCTTAGACCCTAGACGTTTCATGCATCCACGTGTCACGTCAGGGTAAGCATTGACTAAATCTTTTAATTGTCCCGGCACCTTTAACTGGTCCGGCTGCATTGACATACCCTGAACATAATTCGGGATTACTTGTGAAACGCTAGCCATAGTTATCTATTTAATGTTTGCATAGTTTGATAGCTCATGTATGTAGAATGGTCAGGTTGATTCAGGTAGTTATAATCACCTTGCTCTAACTCATAATTCATACATGTCATTCTTAATGTATTCTCTCTATCCTTCAGTAGCTGGAATAGCTGTGGGTTATCAATCAATTGTGCAGCTGCTCTTACTGATGCAGCGGCTGACACATAGCGTTGGAAGGGTGAAGGCATGGTGTCATAAGGCAGTAGCCAAGTGACATCAGCATGGATAGGACAGCAGAATACAAACGTATGATTTAACTTGTCATATAAATAGACTTGGTTCTTATCGTTTGATCCTGGCACAGGGTTAGGTGTAGGACGCTTATCGCAGTCTCCAATACCATCTCCATCACCATCTCCAATATCAATGTTACCTTCAGGACTACCATCCTCGCAGGCACTAGTAGGACAGCAAGCAAAGTTGACACATTCAGGAATGATATTCTTCTCTACAGGAACCCACTCACAAGTACCACCTACTAATGTAGTTCCAGAAGGACACTCATTTAAGATGATCTCCTGTTTAGATTGTTTGGAGGTTCCATTTGCACCTTTTACTTCAGCGACCTTACCGCGTACAGTAACGTCAAGTACATACTCACCACTTCTTACTACACTAACAGAAGTGAATTCTGTAATGGGATTACCATAAGCAGTAGTACTAGTACATAGACAAGCACTTGACTCAAGTGTATCCATGTCACACATATGTGGATTGAACTCAACACGCAGATAGTGACCATCTGGTGCTGATCCCATCACACTGACTGATCTGATCTTTGAACGATCCCAGCTATGTGTGTAGTAACCAGTCCATCTACTTAGAACAGTAGTAGTTCCACAGCCTGATCCACCACTAGGACCACCTGGTGGGCATGTACCCTTATTGCCATTAGCTCCTTCAGGAGGGTCAGCTACAGGAGGGTCAACATATATTGGAGGAGGAGGAGCACTTGCAGTACATACACCATCAATACATTCAAAACCTTCCTGACAGTCAGCACCAGCACCAGCTCTATAAGTTAGAGTCTTGACAAATTTATTATATTCGCCCTCAAATACACCCTCGGCACATCTGATGATTAAATCAGTGAAGTCATTGTCATCTTGATCTTCAAGCCTTAGTAACTTACCACCTTCCTCAATTCTAGTTTTAGCCTCTTCGTCGAAGTTCACACAGGTAGATCTAAATGTAACATTGAAGAGTTCACTTGCTCCCTCAAAGTTCATCTGATAGACGCCAGTAGCCTTCGACTCGTATTCGAATTCTTGGCCATCTACTGTGCTTGTAAACTTAATCCAGTTTGTACAGGAAGCATCAGGCTGTTGTACATCAAATGTATCACCACCATTACAGTGGACAACATTTCGTGGTTCTACTTTAGTTCCTATTTTCTTTACTTTTGTCATCCAATTACCTTTGGCTTAAGTGTTGGTGCATCGATCACAGGCTTGGCTCCTGGTCGTCTTACTACATCTGTAGTCTTAATGTATTGTCCATCACTAATGTCTAGTCTTAGAACATCATTGGGGATGGGTATGTATCCGTCAGCATCTGGATGCCAACACAGCCTTCGTTCTGTATTAAATATCCAGCCTTCATTTTGCAGATCCTTCATTACCTCTTTGATAATCTGTAAGATCATCATTACCTCAGGATTATTCTGATCTACTTCAGACACAGGTGCTTGGCCTATGGCAGATAGAACACTATTTACAGCGGACAGGTACGTGTCGGGATTGTCTTCATATAATTCGTAAGCCATCTGTGTCTCGTATAGATAAAAAAAAAGGCCCACCCGAAGGTGAGCCAGTATTAACGTCAGTCAGTAGTGAAGACGTATGGTCCTACATTCTCAGACTGTGATGCATAAGCACTGCGGAAACCACAGGTGCTAGATGAAACAGTAGAGGCAGGAGTATCGGTGCAGTAACCACGACGGGTACGTGCAACGCTGTAGCGAACTGCTACGGTTGTAGCCACCCCATTACCAGGGTGGGTTTGTACATTAGGTTGTACATAAGACAGGAAACCAGGGTCGGTATATGGAGCCTGGATCCAGGTATCTTGCATTGCCATTAGTTATTCCTCAGTTTTCGTAATCCCTACCAGCCTCAACATGAGGATGGGGATTAGCGGTGTACGATGTGATGACAAGTTCGTTCTTCTCATCAGTGATAGTGCGGGATGCGACGTATTCAACCTCAGCAATCCGGCATTCACCTGGCTTAGTTACAGCCATCACTCAGCACGCAATTCAATTGCAGCTGCAGGGTTAAGAGTACCTGCACCCATTGCCAAGCGTCCTACAACAACGTCTCCCTGATAGAGG